ACTAGGCCACCTGGACCTAATATACTTGTTGTGCCACCGCCAATACTAGTCAATGGGCTTGGTGTACGGTCGTAGTGTATTCCACCAAATCCTAACACCGTGCCATTGCTAACCCTACCCGACGTATATTGTACTGCTTCGTACGCTACAGTCATAGTATGTTCTAATGGTGCATATTCTCCTGCGGTGTGTTGTCCGTGTTGAAAACTTTGTATCATTGGTCTGATTAAAGTATATGCACTGAAAGATTTTTGATGTAAACTATAAATTCTAATGCTATTAATATAGTTTGGAGTGCCCTGGGTTGCCTTTGGACTAAATCCCCAATTTAATTCTTGTCGTTGTTTATATTTGTGTTCTTGACTGTACATTGCTTCATTGTGGTCTGCATCTCTATAATAATGAGAATAATATTCGTACCAAAATTTACGCACTACGTCAGCACTGTCATCATGGAATGTGATTGTCAATGGGTCGTAGTTAATTTTGTCTTGGACTAGATTTTTACGATTGTAAGCATTGTATATTTTGTTTGTGACTGTAAATCTAGGCAGTGCCACAGATTTGGCCATCATACCTATTTCAACTTGACTTTGTTGATCAGTGTTGGAAATTACAGGATTTAGATCTACAAAAACATGGAATAGGCTTTGAAGTTTAGGACTAAGTCTATACAAGCCGTCAACAAACATGCGAGTCGCATGTTGGTAATCTCTTATCTGATCACCTTCAGCTAGTTGTTTTAAGAAGTTGTTAGCGATGCCGCTGATTAAACCCATTTCGTTATCCCATTTATATTATTTATCGAGATAAAAAAGCCCGGATTTTAACCGGGCTTTGAAGTGTTTCGTCTGGATTATCCAGTGATTACTGTACCTAGTGTTCTAGCTACTGTTGCGCCAATACCTGCACCTACTGGTGTTTGGATAGCATTGTCATAACGGATAGTTAAACTAATTGTCATTGGATCGTTACTACCGTATTCTGCATTTGAATATTCTGTATTAGTTAAGAAGCAACCATACATTTCCCATGTTTCAAGAACGTTTGGAGCACTTGTACCGTTACCGCCGTCAAGTACTTCAAAATTAGTTTGGAATTTATAGTCAATACCAGAACTTGCACTAGCTTGTTCCATAAAGTCAAATTGTTTCTGTAGTTGTTCACCAACACGTTTAGCGACTTCACCGCCTGCATCATCACGTAGTTGGCAAGTAACTGTTTCCCAAGTTGGCTTACCAGCTAGATAAACACGGCTGTTGTAAACTGGGATTTCAATTGGATCAAAAGTTAGTGTTGGACGTTTGAAATCCATTACTTGTTTTGTTAGTTCAGTACTTGGTTGACTAACACCAAAGTTTAAGAAAGTTACGCGAAAGCGGAACTTTAATTTTGGCATTAACAGGCCTTGTGCTGAAGCACTTTGGTCTGTTGATAGTGGTACTGTAAATCTGCTTAATGATGATGTTGCCATCTTATTTTCCTTTTAATACTTTATAGTATTTACCTGTTTTTAGTGTTGACTCCGGGGAGTATTACCTCCCCATTATCTACGTATATTATCTAATACTCAATGGTGCGCCAGTATTTTGTAAACGCACCGGAATATAAATGAACTCAATAGCTTTAACTGGTTGTATAGCAATATCAACCCATAATTCATTGCGATCAATACGATCCGGCGTGTTATTAGTTGTATCGCAAACTACTAAGTAGTCGTAAATACCACGTTTAGCTACTAGATCATTTAACACACTTTCAAATGAAGCTTTAACTTGTGTGCGTGTAATGTTGTCATTTGGTTCAAACAAGTATGGACTTGCAACTTTTGGCAATACTAATCTTAAATAACAAACTAGTCTAGCTACGTTAACGCGATCCATTGCTGATGTCATTGAAGCACGTGTCTTTTGACCGTATGCTACTAGACCAACACCTGGAAGAACTGTTAGCGGATTAACATTGCTTGCGTATAACAAGTCGCGTAGGCCTGGTGTAACACCAATGCTACGGAATAAATTGTTATCTGTTGTATCAATATAACCAATACTTGATGCATTGTCGATTAAGCCACGACGTACACCAGCTGGCGCAAACCATGGATAGCTTTGTTGATCACTGCGAATAAATGTACGCAACATCATGTGTGATGCTGGAACAACCACGCTGTTACCTGCTAAGTCAGTACCTAATCCAGCTGGGTAGTAAACACCTAGGTATTCACTACGTGTTACTAATCCAAGTGCGCCATTGTCATTTGCAAGGTTTTGGTTAGTAATCCAAGGTTGAACTTGGCTTGGTACTAGATCTAACGGAGCATCACCAATAATAAATGATGTTTGTAAACGATCGTTGTTTAATGTAACTAAATTATCTAACAACTCAGGATAACCTGGGCAAGCAATTAAGTTAAATTGTGTTTGTTCTTCACGTAATGCTGTACTTGATTCAACAGCTGAAGTAAGAGCTCTTACTATAACACTACGTTGTGCTTTATGACCAAAGAACGGAACACCTAGTTGATCTAATCCACTGCGTGTTACCCATGTACTTAATACTGTTGGTGGATTTGTGTCATCAGCAAATTGTGTGCTTTGGAACTCTTTAACATTATAACCACTGCGACGTGTGTTAAACAACAACATACCTCTTGGGTGTAGTCTATAATCAGGAGCATCTGAATCTAAATAATCACTGGTTAATAAACTAGCGATTGTTGGTAAGCTACCAGTGATAACATCAACGTTACCAGTTGATGACCAACGTGCATCATCAAATAAAATACCATCAATGCTTACGTTGTCAGAATTGTCAATTAATACCCATGTAGCTGTTGGGCTGTTGTAACGATAAATTTTTGGATAATTTTCAAGATCGCTTGTATCAATCCATAGATCTCCTGAAGCCAGTTGTCCACCACCTGATTGTTGTGTTGGTTGACTTGCTGATAAAATTGGACCTTCTTGATCTGTGTTTGATAAATCATATCCACGTGCATCGTTAGTTACATTTTGATAACCTTTCCAACCTGCGCCATCATTGATCATAATGTCAACTTCTAATGCATTGTTATAGTACCATAATGTACCATCAGCTGGATTGCTGTATGGAGCAGTTGCTGAGTACGTATAAGTTAATGCTTTGAATGGGCTAGCTAGGTATACACTACCTGCACTAATAGCCTGCATATTGTTATCAGTGATAAGACCTGTTGTAGTTAGTGGAGTACCACTTACGTAGGTAAATCTAATAGTACCACCAGCTAGGTGGCTAATATAAATTGCACCTGCTGAGGTAAATCCTGCAGCAATATTTGGTAACCCTGCAGCTAAAATTGTGCTTACCAGCGTTGTTGCTGGAATTGCATTACCACTGCCTGGAATTGTGATTGTAGCTGATTGTGTTGTATTTGTGCCGGGAACAGTTACTTGCATTGTGAAGCTGTTGCCTGCACTGTAAACAGCAGAACCACCTGCAGTCGTGCCAGTAACAGTTGTTGCGCCAATTACAGACTTTCTATATAATTTACCAGTTACTGTACTAGTACCAACTGTATCATATTGTACATATAATGTACCTACTGCTAGATCACCGCCGCCAGCTACTGGACTTAGTCCGTAGATTGCAGCATTATCGCTAGAATATAATGGAGCCGCTTGTAACGTCCATGAATCTAAATTAGAATCATATTCTTTAATACCCCAATTTGCGCCATTACCTGTGCCTGATGTTTTTAACCATACACTACCAACTGGTCGAGGGCTAGCATCTGTAACTCTCCAAGCTGGAACATTTCTGTAATCGCTAAATTGTACTGTTGGTCCAAATAATGTTTTAACATTACCCGAATCATCGTTGGTCCATAGACCTAAACGTAATGAGCTGTCAGTTGCACCAATTGTTGTACCTAGAGTAATTTTCAATTTACCGTCTGGTAAACTTACGTTACCAGTACTTGCAGCTAGACTGTTAGTAAAAATTTCAATTTGACCTGAGCTGTTTGCTCTAGCACTAACACCTGTAATACCTGCACTGTTAATATCACCGGCTGTACTAGTAACTGTTGTTCCTGTTAGTGTAACGTTAACCCCGTTAAGCACCATTTTTTGGCCAATTGCCAAGTTAGCTGGATTAGCAATACTACCAACAATAGTTGGAACAACGTCTGCCCATGAATCACTACCTACTAGTGTCCAAGCATTTTGATAACCTTTGTAATATAATGGGTTAGAACTGCTGGTTGCTACTACAGCGTAGTCACCAATAGTACCAACTGAAGCTAGTGGTACACTAGAGCTTAATAATGTTAAATCAGTGATGACTGTTGGAGTTTGTAATGTAAATGCATTATCATACCATTCATAAACACCCCAGTTTGTACCTGATGTGCTGATGTCTAACCAATATGTGCCATCACTTGCTTTGCCTGTTGGGCGAATACTTGTACCTGTAAGTTGATCTATGTCAACATCAGCACGTTGTACCCAAATTTGGTTGCTAACGCCTAATGCGCTATAAGCAGCCAATAAGCCGTATTCGTTACGTTCGTCACCATTTAATGGGTTACCTGAGTCATCAGTACGGAATGCAATGTTACCGTAGTAATTAACTAGATCACGTTGACTAGTAATTGGAAATACTTTCTCAGCATTTGCCTTAGTAGTATAAGTAGCTAATGCGCCACTTGGTGTGCTTTTGTTTTCTGCTGTAGCAATAAGTATAAACGGTACTGATCCAGCGTTGGTAGGAGTGTATTGACTCTCGTCAATTACGGATACTGATACTCCAGGTGAAATTAATGATGCCATAGTAGTTGGTCCTCTAAATAGGTTACTTTAACATATTTATAACTATTTGATATTTTTGGTGTGTTAAGGTGCCCTTTGCAAAGGTATATGATAAATATCTATATGCAATTTCAATACGATCAACTAGAGTATTACGTATATGCCTATTTAAGGAAGGATAGTAACCCTTATTATATAGGAAAAGGCAAAAACAATAGGGTATTTGAAAAGCATAAAAATGTAATAACTCCACCTATTAATCGTATTATTATTTTAGAAAGCAATTTAAGTGAACTGGGTGCATTCGCTATAGAAAGAAGAATGATTAAGTGGTACGGAAGACAAATTAATCATACAGGAATTTTAGAAAACGTCTCTGAAGGCGGGCCAATTGGGTCTGTAGATAGAGAAGCTCAATGGAAATTGTACTTAGAAGAAGAATTTGGATTTGTTAATGGAGACACAACAGGATGGATCGTAGACCCTTATGCAAGGCTTGTTTATCCAAGCCCGCAGCTATAAATTACAGAAAAGGCGAAGAGGTCCATTTTCGTTCTAGATGCGATTCGTGCATTCGTAAAAAAAGAGGGTTAAAACCATATCGCCCAAAATGGATGGAACAAAACTATAAAAAGAAACCACACTGCGAAAAGTGTGGCTTCAAAGCAAAGTTAAAAGAGCAGTTATTTGTCTACTACATCGATGGTAATTTTAATAACAACAACGCTCTTAACTTAAAAACTATATGCGCTAA